TGGACAGAAGAACAGGTGAACAAATATCCTAGATTCTGTCCAGAGAACAAAAATGGCCCGCCCTGCGCCAACAGGACGAGCCGGTAAGCATCAAACCCAACCGCCAGGAAGGGTCGAACACTCATGCCACATACTACAGCCGCACTCGACGGGCTCCCCGAAACGGTAACCAAAAAACAGGCGGAACAGGCACTCAAATGCTCGACGCAGACCATCGACCGCCTCGTGAAAGCCGGCAAACTACGCGCCTATCGCGTCACCGCCAAGAAAACCCTCATCAACGCCGCAGACCTCAAAGCGCGTTTCACCGAAGGCGAGGTGCGGGCATGAGCGCAAAAAAGCCGATAACGTTACCCGCCTTGTCCATCTGCCTGCCATCCGATTTCAAGTTCGAGGAGCTCGACAAGCGAGACCCCGGCTCTCTGAGAATCTTCAAATCCAACGAACCGAACCTGGGACTCGACTTCTCGATTGACTACTACCCAGACGAGGGCGTGGTCTACGGCGGGGAATACTGGGCACAGACCTGGACACCGGACAACCCGCGGGAATGGGAAGAGATTCAGCACAATATCCCGCAAGTCCTCTCATGGCTCAGCGACTGCCAGACCGCACTCGCCTGGGCACGCCGACACTACCCCGCACGCAAGGAGGCGTGAAATGACCTACACGACCAATGGGCCGACGCAACTGGTCGAAATCGCGCCGCACGTGTTCCTCGGATGCAGGATAAGCAGGATCGAAGGACTGTCCCCGGAACGCCAGCTCATGCAGACGTACATGATGGACAACCACGAAGGCAAGGACATCGAATACCGGGGCCTGATCTCGTTCTCAGCCGAAGACGCTGACTCTGTCGCGGACGCCTTCAGGGACTTCGCGAGCATGGTCGAAGGACTTATCAGGGAGGAACGGCAACGCCGGTAACAGGAGGAAACAGTGGCGGTTACCCTCAGAACGTTGAAATTCCAACGAAAACAGGAGAAACAACAGAAACACATCTCTCCTATATATAAATCCCTCTCAAACACTCCTATATAACTTCTCTCACACACACATAAGTGTTAGGGGTGTTACAGAGGGGTATCTTCCTTGGAATTTCAACGGTCTGACGGTAACAGGTCTCTGTTACTTCCCTGTTCTCGTAGTTACCGAAAGGAGGTAAACATGTTCATTCACCACTGCTCGATAATCCCAGACGGGCCATCCCACGTGCAACAGGTGCTGCTTGGAATGGGACCGGCATTGAAGCCGGAACGGCACGCCTTCTACGACCGCATCGGCCAAAGCGTGCAAATCCCGCGCAACGACACGGGAAGGAACCCACACCCGTGGTTCGACGACGGATACGCGAAAGCCCTGTGGGACTTCCGCAACGACTCCCTGCTGCTCGGAGACGACAATCGAACCCTGTATGTACGTGACGTCGACCGCACGGGGAATAACGCCCTGCTCAACACTTGGCATGCGATCAGTAGCCTCGAAACGGAATACCACGTGCCGAAGGCCAAACAGTACTTCCCCTGGAACGACCAGCTGCGTGTGGAATGCTCGAAACTCGATAAGCGCGTCAAACACGGAATCAAGTTCGCCAACTGCTCGTTCCTGCGCGTGGAAGGAGTCGTCCGCAGATTCGATGCCGACACTCCTTTGTTCGACCAGCCGTATGAGTTGACGTTCGACATGGCATATGATTCGAGGCTCGTAGGCCAGGCCATCGCCTTCCTTCGCGACGTCACCGAAAACGAGCATTCCGCGCAGAATCTCTGCCGTATGTTCGCCACGCCTCTCATGGAGCCGTACAAGCATCTGAGTTACGTCCTGTACGGTGACGGAGGCAACGGGAAAGGCATCCTGCTAGGAGCCCTGTCGCGCTCCTTTCCCGATCTGGCGAAGCCGGTCGACGCTCAGAAGATTCTCGGGGGAAGACGAGGGCAAGGCGGCTTCTCTAGCGATCAGGAGGCGAACAAGCTTATCGGGACACTGTGGGTGTTCGATGAGGATGCGGACACCGTCACCGTGGAGCAAATGACCGCGTTGAAGAAGATATCCACCGGGGATACGATTTCCAGTCGCAAGATTCAGCAGGATTCGGTCGATGTGAAGCCCCGGTGCACGTTCGTCATCGCGACGAACAATCCCGTCATCACGACGATGACCGCCGCCAGCGTCAGACGTTTTGTTTACGTGCGCATGAGGGACAATCGCAAGGCGTCGGATTTTCTTCCGTTATTGGAATTTCGGGACCGTTTCGGAGTGGCCCCGTTTATCATGGCGTCCTGCTCTTTGTGGCTCAAGCGCGGCGACGAACCCTTCCGTGATATCGTCATCGGCGATCCCACCGATCTGTCCGAAGCGGAACAGTGGTTGGTCGACCAGATCGTGTCCAATGGGTACGCGATATCCGGTGCTAATCCGTATTCGGAAAGCGCTTGGGAGCATAAGAACAGCATTAATAAGCTCGGTTTGAAGACTGGCTTGAAGAAAATCGACGGCACTGCCACTCGTGTCCTGTCGGTCGAAGACGAGCAGCGATTCTCCCCATATCGGTCTGAAGCCGTGTCTGCTTACCGGTCCGCCGACACGTTCATGATTCCCGAACCTCCGGAGCCCATCGATTTGAGCGGCGCTCCTGTTCCATTGCCTTCCGAGTTCGGTTTCGTCTGCGATTACGTGCCGGCCAATCCGGATAAGAAGGCCTTGAATTGGAAGAAGCTCACCAAGAGCGAGCAGGTAGATACCAGTAGCAGGCCGTCCGGTGCTGCCTTCGCAGTGGTTCCGGCGCCGGGCTTCATGGTCGTTGACATGGATAGGAGCAAGGACGGCGGAGAGTCTGGCTGGGATATCGTCAACTCCCAGATAGGTCCTTATTCGTCGGATGATTTTCCCAGCACTTATCTTGTTCGTACCCCAAGCGGTGGATTCCACGCCTACTACCGGATTCCCGATGACCTGCTGGGAAAGGTGAAGAACGCGGCACATCCGCATGGTGTTCCCATCGATACAAGGGTGGAGCAGAAAGGATATGTCGTCGGGCCCGGATCCTCTGTGCAGGAAGGCGTGTACTTGTTGTGCGATACGCCCGAAAACGGTGATGTCCCGTTCCTGTCATCCAAGATGGTTCTCTGGTTGAAGAACCATGGATACGTCAATGGATTCGAAAATGACCAGCCTCAGCCGGCTGTAGACCACTCCACTGCCGTCCATGCAGGTTCGAGATTTCGTCAAAGTTTGGGCAGACCGGATATGTCTCCCATTCCGGAAGGCAGCCGCAACAATGATCTTCATGCTTGGGGGTTTGGCCGCTTGGCGAACCATCCAGACAACAAGCGTCAAATAGAGGCTGATTTCTTCGAAAGGGGCAGAATCAGCGGCCTGGGTGATGCGGAGATTCGCGCTTCTTGGAATTCGATTCTTCGACAGCTTGGACACCAATCATGAGCAGGCCACGTGCCAGCGAGCGCAAACCCCCGTGGCTGCGCACGTTCGTCCCGAAGTCCAGTCCCCTCGTGGTCACTGTCTGCGAGGGATGCGGCCTGTATGTGATTGAGGATCGGGAGAGCGTGTGGGAGTCGTGGGATTACGGGTGTGTGGAGGGTGATGACCTGACCGTGGCGATAATCCTCGGCCGCCCATTGACGCGCGTGGTCTGGCTGCCCTCCGTCGGGCACCCACTGTTGCGCAGCGTGAGCGGATGTGCGGGCATCAGGCCGGACGGCCAATACCTCGCCGGGCACACTTGCCGCTTGGCGAGGGTGAGCGTCAAACCGTTCACGCCGCCGAAAATGGAGCGTCCGCCGGGCAAGCCGTGGGGCGGGCCGAAACTGTCGAAACAGGAGATAGCCGAATTCAAACGCATATGGAACATGCCATACAGCCAGCTCAAGCATGAGAAAACCCCAGCCAACAAGGTCGGCCAGGGCGAGAAGCAAACACTATTCTAGCCGACCAGCCGGAAGGGGCTAACGTGAACTGCCAGAACTGCAAAACGATAACCGAAGAGGGATACTCACTGTGCGAGGCATGCGAGCTGCGGTTCGCCGGCACGCTCCTGCGACTCGCGCGAGACATCACGCCATTGCACGACTCATTGGACGCGACACTGCATCCGGGAGGGCATTCGCCGGTCAGGATCCAGACGGCCACTCCCCCGACGCCAATCAGGCTCGACGTGCTCGACCTCATCGACATGCTCGACGCCACGGCCCGCGAACTATGGCATCGTCTTGACGGAATCGACGCCTTGGACTGGCGCAAAGACAAACGCAACGAGGATCTGATGGCCACGCTCATCGCATGCGCCGGACATCCCAAACTCACCACGGTCGCGGACGCCGGCCTCTACATGCACGTCATCAACGACCTTGCCCGCAAGGTCGATACGGTTTTGGACCCGCCCGAACAACGCCGCGAAATCGGCAACTGCGAACTATGCGAGACCATGCTCACCGCAGGCGCGGCAGACCAGTGGGTCACCTGTCCCGTGTGCGGGAGGGAACAGCGAGCTCAGACGGTCAAACTGCGCCGACTCAAGACATTGTGTTGGGATGATTCCGAGCGAGGTTCGGCGGCGGACATCTCCAAGGCATTCGCCGTCTCGGGGCTCAAGGTCAGCCGTAAGACCATCACCACGTGGGAGCAGCGCGGCAAACTGCCCCGTCATGCGGATGGATACGCCTACTGCGACGTGTACCGGCTGCTCATCGGCCCCGATTTGACAAAATCCGTTAGGTGAAGCCATAATATGCAGTGGCAGAAGTGTCGAAAACCCAGCTCAAGTGGCTGGGTTTTCGCGTATCTATGCTTTGTTCTTGCGTGGCCTTCCTCCGCCGACACCACGTCCCGGACGTTGGGCGTTCCATTCATCGATGGTCTCAGGCAGCCAGCCCCGAGTGCGGCCTATGGTCGCGTCGGGTTCGGGGAGTTTGAGGTTGAGCAGGCCGCCGCTGGTGATGCCGAGGCGTTCGGCGACCTGTTTGACGCCGAGGTATTCAGTCGTCATTGTTGCCTTCCTTGCCGTTGATGATTCCGGCCGCAAGGCCCATGATTCCGGCCGCGAGACCGAAGCTGCCAGATACTATCGGGCTGTCGGATAGCGCGCCGCCCAGGGCCATGGCTCCGAACGTCAGGGCCACGATTCCGAAAATCAGTGATGTTCTCATGATGTGTTTCCGATGAGATAGGATTGGCGGGGAGGTTCCGGCTAGTAGGGTTAGCCGGAACCTGTTTTACTTCTTGTGCTTCGGTCTTCGTCTGATTGCGATGATTATGGCTATCGCGGCGAGGACGTTGGCGATGATGCCGTTGATGACATCGAACCAATCCTTTGGATTCATCGGACCTCCTTTCTGCTGACATATCTATAGTAACACAATAACTATAGATATGCAAGCCGGGGACACACGACACGCAGGACCAGGCAAACAACAAATGGCACTACGCAGATGCTCATACACCCACTGCCCACAGCTCATACCCGCAGGCAAACGCTACTGCGCCGAACACGGCAGGGCCCACGAGAGGGAGAGGGGCACCGCCACCCAACGGGGGTATGGTGCCCCACACAAGCGGCTCCGCGCCCGATGGCAAGCGGCCATCGACAACGGGGCCGCGCCACTCTGCCCCCGCTGCCACCTGCCCGTTACCCGCGGCCAAGCATGGGACCTCGGGCATAACGACCGGCGCGACGGATACAACGGACCCGAACACGCGAGCTGCAACCGCAAAGCGGGAGCAGCCAACAGCAACCGCATGCGCGAACACTGGAACAAACAGGAACCAACGCCCCCGCCGGAAAACTAACGGCGACGGGGTGGGGATGGAACCCCGCCGAACCCCGCCGAGACCGCCGGTGAGGTGACTCGCAAGTTTTTGCGTTTCAAACATTTCAGACAGAGATTGGCCCGAGACAAGGACCGACCCTCCCCGAACCGCAGCCAAGAGGTTTGGGAGGCGGCGAATCGTAGATACTACGCGGAACAGGACAGATGAGGGCGGCCCGCGACCGTCTGTTTACGCTCCAACAGGAGCCGAACGAGCGGGACGTGGCGAGGAACATGGGCGTGACGCCGCTGCCTACACGTCGAAGGAAGAGGTGATTGGCCATGCCCAGCGGTGGGGCCCGCGCGAAGGCGGGCAGGATGCCCGACCCTTCGTCCGAGGCGTTCCAGCAGCGCGCCGCCGGCCTGTTCGCTCTGCCCGCGAACGGCTACAGGCGGCCTCACCCGAAGTTCCCGCTGCCGCGGTACGTCGTCTGGTTCACGTTCAAGGACGATGACGGCTTCCATCGCGAGCCCGACGACGCGGCTTCGGCGCAGTGGAACGAGCGCGAGCGTGACGTGTGGAACGAATTGTGGCGCTACCCGCAGGGGTATGCGTGGAGCCGCCCGCAGTACAAGTACCTGCAGCACATGGTGGCCCTCTACGTCCGCCAGTACGTGCTGTGCGAGTCTTCCGACGCGAAGGCCGCCGACCGGACGACCCTGTGCCGCTACGCGGATTCCATCGGGCTCACCCCTCAGGGGCTGCGGCTGAACGGTTGGCGCATCGTGGCCGACGAGAAACCCCAGCCGCATAGGAAGAGCGCGAAGATAGTCGATTTCCCTGATCCGCGCGACGAATGGCAGTCGATGCAGGAATAAGCGAGGTGTCGTATGGCGGAACGTAGGCAGCCTCCAGCCTCGCTGGGCTTCCTGATGGCCGCATGGACTCGCGCCCACTGCGTGGTGCCTTCCGGCTATGACCTCAACAAGCCGTTCAGCCTCGTGGGCTGGCAGTTGGCGAACGCGGTGGACTTCTACACCGTCAAGGCCGGTACGCGGTTCAATGCGTCGCGCCCGTTGCAGGGCGGCGCGTTCCAATGGCGTCGCGGCCAGATCGTCGGCGGCCAGAAGCTTGGTAAGTCGCCGTTCGGCGCTGCCGTGGCCTGTTTCGAGGCCGTGGGCCCCTGCGTGTTTTGCGGCTGGGCCGAAGGCGGCGAGGAGTTCCGCTGCGAGGACTGGGGATGTGGATGCGGCTTCTCCTACGAGTACCGTCCGGGAGATCCGATGGGCATGCCCAGGCGCACCGCGTTGGTGCAGCTGCTCGCCAACAGCGAGGAGCAGACCGCGAACGTGTACCGGCCTTTGCAGACCATGGTGCGCAACGGCCATCTGGACGACCTGATGAAGGTGCGCGAGGGCTTCATCCGCCTGCCCAACGGCGGGCGCATCGACCCCGTGACCGCCTCCGCCCGTTCGAAGCTGGGCAATCCCGTGAACTTCGCCCTGTGCGACGAGTCCGGCGTGTACACGAAGCGCTCCGGCATGTTCGAGGTCGCCGACACCGTGCTCCGTGGCGTCACCGGCATGGACGGGCGCATGCTGGAGCTCACGAACCCGTGGGACCCCATGGACGCGAGCTTCGGGCAGGCAACCTACGAGTCGCCGGCGACGGACATCATGAAGTTCTTCCCCCGGCATGATCCGAAACTCGATTTCACCGACAAGGATGATCGGCGGAAGATTCTCGAATTCGTGTACAGGGGTTCGCCGTGGGTGAACCTGGACGCGATTGAGGCGACATGCGAGGAGCTGTTGCCGCGTGACCCGGCGCAGGCGCGCCGTTTCTTCGGCTGCGAGCTCGTGCAGGGCCTCGGCTCCTACATGCCCGAAGCCCTCTACGATGACGGCATCGACGAGCGCCCGTATCCGGCCGACGATACCGAGATATGCCTCGGCTTCGACGGTTCCCAGTCCGGCGACTGGTCGGCGATTCGCGCCGAGACCGTGGGCGGCTACCGGTTCACACCCGTCTACGGCGTGGACAGGCGGCCGACGTATTGGAATCCGGTCGAATGGGAGGGACGTATCCCACGCAGCGAGGTCGATGCCGCCGTTTCCGACCTGTTCAATCATTTCAAGGTCAAGCGATTCTACTGCGACCCTCATTTGTGGGAGTCGCTTATCGATGATTGGAGTGTTCGTTTCGGCGAGGATGTGGTGGTGCAGTGGCCAACGAACCGTACCGGCCGCATGTACGATGCGCTCACCCGTTTCATGACGGACACGACGGACGGCACCACGACCCACAGCGACGACCCGGTGGCGAAACTGCACATGATGGCGGCTCGAAAGGTTGCCAAGCCGGGTGACAAGTATGTGCTCGGCAAGCCGAGCGAGAATCAGAAGATCGATATAACCATGGCTGACATCCTCGCGCACGAGGCGGCGTCCGATATGAGGGCGCTCGGCTGGAGCGCAGGAGGCTCGCCGGTCATGGTGTACGGCTGGTAAGGAGGCTGTTGTGGAGCTGATACAGGCATCGAGGCTTTCCGACGATGACGCGAAGCTCATCAGGAGCCTCACCTACAGGCTTGCACGACTGCGCAAGCATCATAGACAGTGGGATGATTATTATCGCGGACAACAGGTCATCCAGAGCATCGGCATCGCCGTGCCAGCCGAACTCCGCTCGTTCGTTTTTCCGCTGAATTGGCCGCGCATCGTGGTCGATAGCGTCGTGCAGCGCCAGCAGGTCAAATCCTTCTCCATACCGGATGACGACATGGTGTCAAACGAGCTGCGCGAGCTTTGGGAATACAACAACATGGAATCGCAGCAGGTGCTTTTGCACACAGAGACACGCGTGCAGGGCCACGGCTTCGTATGCGTCGGCGCGAATCCGAAGGACAGACGGCATCCACTGATCACCGTCGAATCATCCAGGAACATGATCGCGCGCATCGACCCGCGTACGAGAACCGTCGAATCAGCGCTCCGCGTCTATTTCGACCCTTGGGAGAACGGGACGCCGGACTACGCGACGCTGTACACGCCCGAATACACGCTCTGGCTGGAGAAACAGCACGGCAAGTGGGTCATGACTGGCCGCGACGACCACCACCTCGGCGTCGTCCCTGTTGTGCAGTTCCTCAACCGTCCGCGCGCCGGCGACTTCCTTGGCGAGAGCGAGATGGCCGACGTGGTGCGGCCGACAGACATGGCCGCACGCGCCATCCTCGACCTGCAGATCGCCATGGAAACTCACGCGGTGCCAGGCAAATGGGCGATCGGCGTCACGCACAACGACTTTATCGACGCGAAGACCGGACAGCCGGCATCGGCGATAAAGACCTATTTCAACTCGATGCTCACCTCCAAGAACGCGAACGCGAAATTCGGCCAGTTCACGGCATCTGACCTGTCGAACTTCAAGACGGTCATCGACCTGCTGAGCGAGCAGATGAGCGCCATCACCGGTCTTCCGATGCGTTATTTCGGAATGAACACCGCCAATCCAGCAGCCGAGGGAGCCATCCGCGCCGACGAGCTGAGACTGGTGAAGAACGTCGAGCTGAAGAACGCCGTCGACGGCGATGCGTGGTCGCAGGTCATGGCCGTGGCGCACAAGCTCGCCACCAGCGACGACATTAACGCGAACCTGGTGCGCTGCGACTGGGAGGATCCGAACACGCCTACCTACGCTCAGCGTGCTGATGCGATCACGAAGCTCATGGCGTCCGGCATCCTTTCCCGCGAGGGGGCATGGGACGAGCTTGGCTGGAGCGAGGCCCGCAAGGACAAGGAGCGCGAGTACTTCGCCAAGCAGATCAGCGAATCCTATGGCCAATTCATGAAGGACGTGGACTATGGCGGCGACGATGGCTGGTCAGACGCTTCCGCAGGAGGCGACGGCGCAGAACCGTCTGCTGCGCAGCCGAAGCAACCGGCTGGCCGCGACGGTGCTCAGACTGTGGCATAAGCACGCGCAACCAGACTTCGACGCCGCCTTCGCGGACATGATGCCTGAACTTTTCCGAGTATTGGACACGGCGCAATACCACACCGCCGCCGACGCGATCGCATCGACGCCGAAAATCATGGAACGCTTCGACATGAACGCAGCACACCCGGAATACAAGCCGGACCCATGGCAGTGGGTCGGTGTGAACGGCAACGGCATGGATACCGTGGACACGATGTGGACGGCGATCACCATCGGCAAGCGGGCCGTGTCCAACGGCGCTCCGGTGGACGTGGCCATGGACCGCATAGGCGTGACCTTGGTGCTCAGGACGCGCACCATGCTGGCGGACACTCACCGGTCGGCCACAAGCATGACCGCTCGCGGCATCTGCTACCAATCCACCTACGTGCGCGGCCTGACACCGCCGAGCTGCGGAAGATGCGTCATCCTCGCCGGACAGCCATGCGGCAAGACGCCTTTCGAAAGGCATCCGCACTGCGACTGCATCGCCGTCTACACCGGTCCTAAAGCACCGGCAAACGCATGCACCAGTCCGAACGAATACCTCGATTCACTGGACGAAGGCCAGCTCGCCAAAGTCCTTGGCGGAAGGGCCAACGCCCGAGCCTACACGGACGGAGCCGACCTCAACCAGCTGGTTAACGCCCAACGCGGCATCCGCACCGCCCAGATCGACGGGCGGAACATCAAGTACACGACCGAGGGCACCACGCGCCACGGACTCGCCGCATCACGCATGATCGACTCCGGATACGCCAAGGAATTCATCAAGAACGGCGGCCGGTACACAAAGGTCGACAGGCCGCGTCTCATGCCCGAGACCATTTACGCACGCTGCGGCGATGATCATGAGAAGGCCTTGGGCATGCTCTACAAGTACGGCTGGATCCTCTAGCCGAAATCGAATTTTTCACCGGCATCGCGATGGTGTCGGCGCCGGCACGCGATGTGACGGCCAAGGAAACCACAAGGAGAAAACACAATGCATAGGAAATGGTGGAATCTCATCCGCATCCGCACCATCGAGACCGGTGCCGAACCGGGCGGCGGAGAGCCGCCGCAATCCGACCCACAGGCGAATACCGGCGGCGAAGGCGACGAGAAGCTCGGCGAACACGGCATGACCGCGCTCGAGAACGAGCGCCGGGCCAACAAGTCGCTGCGCGAACAGCTCGCCGCCGCGAACGCCAGAATCAAAGAGTTCGAGGATCGCGACAAGACCGACGCGGAAAAGGCCAGCGAGAGGATCGCCAGCCTGGAGAAGTCCAACACCGGCAATGCCGCGAAGGCACTGCGATACGAAGTCGCCGTCGACAAGCAATTGCCGAAGGTCTTGGCGGAACGTCTGCAGGGATCCACTCGCGAGGAGCTGGAAGCCGATGCGGACAGCCTGCTGAAGCTCGTCAGCGTGCAGAACAAGCCGAACGTCAAGCCCGACCCGAGTCAGGGCAAGGGCGGCGACCCGAAGCCGCACAGTCTCTCCGAAGCCATTTCCGCATATTACAAGTAACCGATTCCTTAGGAAGGAGACAACCTTATGGCTGTCACTCTCGCAGAGGCGAAGAACAACGCCCTCGAAGACTACGACCCTTTCGTCATCGACGAATTTCGAAAGTCCAGCGTCATCCTTGATTCCCTCATCTTCGATGATGCCGTGAACCCCGCAGGAGGCGGCGCGACGCTCGACTACTCCTACCGTCGGCAGGAGACCCAGCCCACCGCCGAATTCCGCGCCATCAACACGGAATACTTGCCGAGCACTACCACGACCAAGAAGTACAGCACCACGCTCGCCGTGCTCGGCGGCGCTTTCGAGATCGACCGCATCCTCGCGAACATCGGTCCGAAGGGATCCGACGAGGTGACCCGCAACATCAACGACAAGGTGAAGGCCGCGATAACCCTGTTCCAGGATACCGTCATCAACGGCGATACCGGTGTGAACGATAAGGCCTTCGACGGCCTGGACAAGGCGCTCACTGGCTCAAGCACCGAGATGAAGCCCACCTCCGACACCTACGACTGGACCGACCTCGAAGGAGAGAAGGGCAACAAGGCCATCGACACGCTCGACGAGTTCCTCGACCTGCTTGACGGCACGCCGACCATCGTGGTCGGCAACAAGAAGGCTCTTGCCCGCGTCCGTGCCATGGTGCGCCGCACCAGCATGTACGTGCGCGAGCCGATCGATGGTCTCGTCAACGCGAACGGCCGTCCGATCAGCCGCGAATCCTATGGCGGCATCCTCTTCGCCGATGCCGGAGAGAAGGCCGGCAGCAACGATCCGATCATCCCCATCGCCTCAGACGGCACCACCAGCCTGTACGCGTACCGCGTCGGCCTGGACGGCTTCTGCGGCATCACCACCACCGACGGCACCCTCGTGAAGACCTGGCTGCCTGACTTCACCCAGCCGGGCGCAGTGCATCGCGGCGAGGTCGAACTTGGTCCGGTCGGCGTCGCATTGAAGGCCACCAAGGCCGCTGGCGTGCTCCGTAAGATCAAGGTCAGGTGATCATGATGTGGCGAATCGAAGCTCCGAATAATGAGTACAACGGCGTCACCGCCGGCGTGACCTTCGTCGGTGGCGTCGGTGAGACCGACGTGGATCCGTCCGACTATTTTCAGCGTCACGGCTACACAGTGGCCGAGGTGCAGGCCGACGAACCGAGCAAGGTCGCCGACGCCGCGAAGCCGAAGAAGAAGACCAGTGCGAAGGATGGTGAATGATGAAGGAGACCACGAACGGACGTCACGAGAACATGATCCCGGCAAGCGCGGTGTATGTGACGCAGCCGGGCGGCGCAGCTAAGCCGCTCGACACGGTGCTGTCCGGCATGCCCGCCAAGCAGGCTGCTGCGGTGAGGGACGCCACCACAGGTCAGGAGGTGGCCACCATCAACGCTTTGCTGACCAGCCTGCGCAACGCCGGTATCATCGCGAAGTGATCCCATGACATGGGCGCAAATCGACGATGTCGCGGTCGAACTCGGCCGCGACATCGCCTTCGACAGCACCGAAGGCAGGCAGATCGGGAAATGGCTCCGCCGCGCCGAAATGATGATCCGCAACCGCATCCCAGTGCTGGACGAATGGTGCAGGGACGAGAGATATCAGGAGACCGTCATCGAGGTGGAATCCGCCGCCGTAGCACGCAAGGCGCTCAACCCTGAGGGCGTGAGCAGCACCATGCTGCAGATCGACGACGGTAACATGCAGACCAGCATCGACAGCTCGCGCAGTCGCGGCGAGATCTCCATCCTCGACGAGGAATGGGACATGCTGCTGAAACGTGTCAGCAGCGATCTTGCTACGGCGGTCATCGCTCCGGAACCCGTGGCCATCCCGCTGCCGCACTACCCCTACGACTACTGAGGAGGTTGACATGCCAAGCATGGCACCTCTCATCGGAGCCCTTCCGAAACTACGCCAGATGGCCGAAAGCCTCATGACCGACCAGTGCGTCGTCACCCGCCCCGGAGCCACCACAACGGATCCGGACACGGGACTGCCGAACACCGGCAAGGAACAGGTGTACGAAGGCAGCTGCAAGGTGCAGACCAGCGGCGGCCTCGCCAGCGAGCAGACCGAAAGCAACGCGGCCCAAGCCATGGGCGCCGTCTCGTTGGTCTGGTCTTTGTACGTGCATTTTCCATATGGCACTCCAGGCCTTCGCACCGGTGACGTGGTGGAAGTCACAGAATCCGCCAATCCGCTGCTCGCCGGCAGGCGGCTCAGGCTCGTCTCACCTCAAAGCGAGAAGACGCACGCCACAGCCTGCCGTTGGAACGTGAAGGAGGACGCATGAGCGGACTGTTCGACGCTTCACAATTGACTACCTTCGGTGACGTGCTGCTCGCCAAGGGCGTGGCTCGCCGCGCCTTGATCTCCGCTTCGGTGAAGAAGGGCGCGCAGAACGTCAAGAACTCGATTCGCGACGACCTGAAAGGCTCAGGCAACAAGGCGTTCCGCCGTATCCCGATCAGCTACACGCTGCAGGAATCCGCTGGACGCATCACCGCCGAGATAGGCCCCACCAAAGGCGGAGCGGGTTCGCTCGCGAACATCGCGTTCTTCGGCACCGCGAGGGGTGGCGGAACGCACCGGTTCTACGAGCATGGCGAGGAAGAGCTTCCGAAGCTCGCGGAATACGTGGCGCGTGCCGCAGTGGAGGTGGTCTGAATGACGTCGATCATGACGTTGACCGACACAATCCTCGACCATATCCCGAAGCCAGCGACGGGCTGGGCCGTGTACCGGCAGACCGCTCCGAAGCCGACCGACAAGCCGCCGTGGGTGATTGAGACGGTCACGACCAACGGTCACATTGTCGGCGAAACGCAGCATGTGCATTGCGGCATCGGCACTTTGCTTGTGCGCATCGTGAGCACTACGGCCGATTCCGTCAACGTGCTGGCCGATGACCTCATGATTCCAGGACTTGCTGGCAAACGGTTCGTCGCGCAGGGTTTCGACACCGGCTGTCTGACGTTGTTCTCCGATTCCGGCGCTTATGCGGCCGGACTTACCGCAGAGGACACGGCGCTGCTTTACCAGTGCCGTCTTCTTACTTTCAAATTCAACTGGTCACGCATGTGACCCCAAATATTTAAGGAGGAGTCATGGTTTTGACTCTGGGAACTGAAGTTCCTTCCACACCGGCGGACGGTCTGGTCAACACGATCTGGGTGCCGTCCATCAAAAACATCCAGAAGCCGACCGCTGCAGAGATCAACGCCGGAACCGACCTGAGCAACTACGTCACTTTGGGCGGCTGGTCGTGCTCGCCGTCGCAGGATTCCATCTCCGACCAGCGCGAGAACAGCGCGCAGGATTACGAGAATCCCGGACGTAAGAAGATCAGTGGCCCGAGCATCGAGGTCATCGACAACAACAACACGTCGCATTCCACGCAGAACGCGGCAATGGAGACTTTGATCGAGGGCGCGGAGGGATATTTCGTGCGACGCTACGGCAAGCAGACGGATCAGACTTTTGTCGCCGGCGACCTTGTGAACGTGTATGCGGTCCGCATCGGCATGCGCGCCAAGGTGGCGATCGCCGCGAACAGCGTGCTGCGCAGCAAGGTCAATTTCTCCGTCCGCGCTCCCGGCTGGGCGGAGAACGTGAAGGTCGCCTGATTGATTCTTCCCGCATCGGACTTTCATCCCTTTCGCCGGTGCGGGACCCTCTTTTCTCTTTTCCGGCAAAGGAACATGAATATTAGAGCGAAGGAACACATATGCTTAAAGTCACCAGGCGCACGCGTGAGGTCGATATTATCCTCAACCAGCAGACCGCCGAGGACATCGCCAGATTGGGTGATGCGTTGGCCGAGGAGACCACGCGCGAACAGGTCACGGAGGCTGGGACTAACCGGCAAGCTAAGGCCACCGCCAAACGCATAGAACAGCTCCGCGAACAGGCGGATGCGGAGACATTGAAGCTCACGTTGCGGGCGTTGCCGGTCAGCAAGTGGGCGCAGGCACTGGCCGCGCACCGCAATAAGAACGGCACGAACGACATGTTCGGCACCGCCGCCGCCGCATTGCCTCTCATGCTTGACTCCGCGACCATCGGCGGCAAGCCGGTGGCCGACGAGGACAAGACCGAACAGGCGTGGCGCAATCTGTTCGACGAACTCACCGATGGCCAGTTCACGCCGCTATGGCGGGCCATCGCCGAACTGAACGGCACCGCAGCGGACCCAAAAGCGGCATTCGACCTCGCCTCGAAGGTTCTCCACAATTAGTCGAGGATCTGCGCATCTGCCGCCAGCTCGGCATCTCTTATAAGCGTTTCATGGGCTGGCGTCCGAGCAGGGGCGATGAGGTCGAATGGGATGAGACGGAGCGTAATTGGATGCGCTCGTTGGCGGAATACGAACGGTCATTGTGCCCCATGTGCGGTTTGCCTCGTTCGATCTGCCAAGACCCGAAGGCCGAACTCACCCTGCATGCCGAAACCAGCGTCTGCTGGGCCACCGCGCACATGCAGCAGGCCATGAAACGGTGGACAGAGGCCAACGGCAATGGCAATCCGGCCGCGAACGCCCTGGTGGCGCATTTGACCTGATTTTTGGAGGATGCTTTGGCGGAGAACAAGAACATCGTCATCCGGTTGATGGCGGACACAGCCTCATATGAGGCTGCGATGACCCGTGCCGGAAGCACCGCGAAGACGGTCGCGTCCGGTATGGAGAACACCGGCCGCAAGTCCGCGCTCATCGCCAGTGGCATGACCGCCGCAGGGCTGGCCGTGGCCGCGTTCGGCGTGGCTGCGGTGAAGATGGCCGCGGACTTCGACCAGCAGATGAGCACCGTGCAGGCGAACACCGGCGCGACCGGCGCACAATTGGACCAGCTGCGTGCCGCCGCCATCGAAGCCGGAGCTTCCACGGTTTATTCTGCTTCGGATTCCGCTGATGCGATCAATGATCTCGGCAAGGCCGGCATGAGCGTCACGGATATTCTCACTGGCGGCTTGTCTGGCGCTTTGAATCTGGCCGCGTCCGATGGAATGGCTGTTGGGGATGCCTCCGAATACATGGCCAACGCGTTGAGCATGTTCCATCTGAAGGGGTCTCAGGCTTCCCAGGTGGCCGATACTTTGGCGGCTGGCGCCGGCAAGGCCGTCGGCAATGTCTCCGATTTCGGCGAGGCGTTGAACAATTGCGGCGCGCAGGCGAACAGTTTCGGCATGAACATTCAGGAGACCACCGGCGTACTGGCCCTGTTCGCGCAGAACGGCACCATTGGTGCCGAGGCCGGCACACAGCTGAACAGTATGCTGATGAAACTGGCCGCGCCGTCCACCAAAGCGTCCAACACGATGAAGGAACTTGGCATCAGTGCTTACGATGCTCAAGGCCATTTCGTCGGCATGGCGAATTTCGCCGGCCAATTGCAGAAGGCCGAGAAGGGCTTGACCGACGAACAGCGCAACCAGGCGAACGCGACCATCTTCGGCAGCTATGCCATCAAGGCCGCGAACTACCTGTACGAGGCCGGCGAGTCCGGTGTCAACAAGTGGACGAAGGCCGTCTCCGAAAGCGGTTATGCCGCCGAGCAGGCGGCTGCGAAGAACAACAATCTCAAGGGTGATCTGGAGAATCTGAGTGGTTCGATGGAGTCCTTGATGATTTCCGTTGGCGAGGGCGCTCAGGGGCCTTTGCGCAAGATGGTGCAGGGCTTGGATACGCTGGTTGACGCGTTCGCCGGTTTGCCGTCCGGAGTGCAGCAGACGCTCGTGGTCATGGCGTCTCTGGCCGGCGTGTTCGGCGCGGTGCATAAGGCCGCAGGCAATCTCAACGGCAGCACCAGCACCATGGCCAACAACATCGGGCTTGCGATAGACCCGATCCAACGAGTCAAAACCGCGCTGGCTTCCGCGCAGACCGCATTCCAGATGTTCAAGGCGTCCTCGATGAGCGCTTCCGAACAGATGGAGGCGTTCGGCACGTCCGTGTCCAAGGCGGAGTTGAAGACCGCTGGGTTCAAGACTGCAGGCAGCAGCGTCATCGACCTGCTCGGCGGCCCGTGGGGCGTCGCGATCACTGTGGCAACGACGGTCCTCGGAGCGTTCATCTCCGAACAGCAGAAAGCCCAGGAGCGGTCCACGCAACTGTCGAACGCCCTGCAGGAGGGGGCCTCCGCCGCGCAACACTACGAGAAGGCGCTGTCCGACTCGTCCGGCGCGAGGGTCACCGACAACTGGCTCGGTCGTCTCATCACCGGCTACGACAACGTGTGGCAGGCCATCGACAAGGTCGGCATCAAACACAGCACGTATATCAAAGCCATCCAAGGCGAGAAGACCGCCGTCAACGAAGTCTACAAGGAGCTTGACGCCTACCGCACCCAGCTCGCAAACCAGGGCGGCCTGTTTACCGGCAACGAGTACAGGGTTGTGGCCAACAGCCTCACTGAGCTCCAAAACGGCTACAAGGAAAGCCAAATCTCGGCGGCCAACCTCGCGCAGGCCGAAAAAGAATCCACCCAGGCAAGCATCGACAAGACAGGAGCGCTCCTGTCGGGAGCAGACGCGGCCAGCCAATCCGCCGACAACGCGCAGGAAGCGGCCAGCGCCGACGACATCCTCGCCGAAGCGTTCGGTGCCACTACGGACGCCGTCAGCGACACCGCCAGCGCGCTGTCCGAAGTCATCGACGCGATGCAGACCTACTACGGGTTCGCCATCAGCTCGTCCGACGCGCAAATCGACCTCGCCAACAAGATCTCCTCGGCGAACGACACCATCAGTCAGAACGTCAAAATCCTCGACCTGAACACGGAAGCCGGACGCGAGAACCAAAGCGCCCTGAACGACATCGCCGACGCGGCGCTCAAATGCGCCAAAGCCCAAGCGCAGAACGGAGACAGCCTCAACGACATCTACCCGAACATCGACAAGGCACACGACGCGTTCACCCAACTCATGCAATCCCTCGGCAAAACACCGGAGGAAGCAGAAGCCGCCGCACAAGCCTACGGACTCACACGCGACGCGGTCGACGAACTCGTCAACGGCCTGCAGAACACCCCCGACTCGAAAACCATCGAAGTCACAGTCACCGGCGACGCCGTCGCCAAATTCGAACAGGTCAAACTCGCCGCCGAAGAAACACCGGACGGCAAACACGTCACCATCAGCGGAGACAACACCGACCTGATGAAGAAAATCGCCCAAGCCACAAACGCCAAAATCGACTCCAAAACCAGCACCCTCACCCTGGACAGCGACCAATACATGATCGCCCTCGCCATCGCGAACGGAGCCAAAATCGACGACAAGACAGGCTACCTCAAAGGTGACAATTCCGATGCGATGAACAAATTCCTCCAAACCCAAGGATGGAAACTCAACGACAAAGGATTCATCGTCAACGCAGACGGCTCACCCGCCATGAGCGTGCTCACCAACCTGAGCAACTACCAGATCGCCGACAAATACTTCCAAATCCACGGAACCTACGTCGACGAATCAGGGGGCACATACTCATCCAGCGGATACCGTCCGGAAAACGCCAAAGGCAACATTCCGACAGGAGCCACCGGCGGCCTCTACGACGGCGACCGATTCCGATACGCCAACGGAGGCTACGCCTTCAACGGCTACGTCGACCCGAAATGGGCGCCAGGCACCGCGACCAGCGACAGCGTCTACCTCGACAACGGCCGCATCGCACGCGGCGAATACGTCGAAAACGCGCTCGCCACCAGCTATTACGGCGTCGACTTCATGGACGCGCTGAACCGGCGCGCCATCCCACGCGAAGTGTTTGCCACAGCCAATCAGATGACAGGCAATCAGGTCAGCGTACAGGTTGATACCGCTTCCGTGGTGGCGGCGATAACCAGCCTGCACAATGATCTTGGCGCGATCATCAGCGCCGCGTCCGATGATTCGACGGTCAGCGACCGTGACTTGGGGAGGTTGATCCGCAGATATGCGCGAGCTTAAATACACTGCTCATGACGGCACGGTCATCGACCTCGACACCGGCAGTCTGTGGGTCGCCGATTTGCAGGAAATGCGCGGATACGCATGGACGTACACGCTGGCCACTCGCGGCATCAAATCGGTGAGCAGAAACGCTTCGACGGCGAAAATGACCGTCCGCACCACGGATCCGTCAAGATTGGACGTGGCTCAGACGGCTTTCGATTCGGACGTGCAGGCCGTTACGCCAGGCACGTTGACCGTTGATGGCGAATGGTTCCAGCGGGCGTATGTCGTCGGTTCTTCTCTCGGTCTGGTGCCATGGCCGGAATACGCGCAAGTCGATTACACGATTGTCCTTTGCGATGGCGTCTGGCGTCGCGCGCTGCCGGTGCAGCATTTCTTTCCGATGACGGCAGGCACCGGCTCGCAGATTGACCTTCCACTGGACTTGCCGACCGATTTGGCTCCGTCGAAAATCGCCTTGACGGTGAATAATCCGACCGGCAAGGCCGCTGAGTTCACTGCGGTCATTTTCGGCCCTTGCGTCAACCCGTCTTTCCAGATTGGCGGCAACACCTATGCGGTTGACGTGACAGTGCCGGAAGGCGGTCATGTGTCATTATCGGCCACCGGCTTGCGGAAGACGATAACGTTGACAGCCGAAAACGGCGACGTTTCGGATGTTTTCGACAAGGGAGTTCGCGGCAACGGCAGTGGAAGCGGCTCATATGTTTTCGAGCCGATACCGGCCGGAGATTCGCTGTTGACGGTTTCCGGCAATTATGGCATCGATTTGACCATGTTTGACGTTTCTGGAGGTGTGCCATGGCGGACGTTATCATCGCAGACGGCAAGCTGACGCCACATGCGAGCGTATCGCAGGTGACGTTGGATTGGGCTTGCGGCACGGACGAAAACGATTTCGAGCTGACCATCGAAGATCCGTCTGCGCCGGAAATTGAACGTGGCTGGTATTTCTGGATTGACGGCAGTGACGTGGGCGGCCGGATCGTCGACCGTCGTGTGGCTGTTTCCGGTGGCGTGTCCACGGCCACGTGGATCGGCCAATCGTGGACTGGCATGTTGGCGGCGAAGATATTGCAGCCGGACGCGAATCAGGATTACCTGACCGTCTCCGGCAAGCTGCCTGACATTCTCAAAAGCCTTTTGAAGCGCATCGGTTTGGATTCGGTTTTCACTGTCGATTCCTCCGATGCTTCCACTCTGTCGAATTGGATGTTCCAGAATCCACGCTACGTGGACGCCTACACAGGATTCCGCAATCTGCTCGCATCCTGCGGCAGACGCCTCGACTTCCAGGCCAAGGATAATCACATCCTGCTTGGCATCACGCCGGTCGGCATCATCGACAACACGATCGACTCCGACTTGGTGGATTTCAAGGCCGAGACCAACCGTCGCGCGGTGAATCATCTCATCGGCCTTGGCTCGCAGGAGCTCAAGAACCGTCTGGTGGTCAATTATTTCGCCGACGCGACCGGCGTGGTGAGTCAGACACAGACGCTCGTAGGCGCTGACGAAGTCTGCGCCACATACGACTATTCCAACGCGGATTTGGGCACGCTGCAATCCGAGACGAAGAAGCATCTGCAGGAATTGCAGACCGGTGGTTCGGTCGAGGTGTCGTTGTCCGATGAGGTCGGCGACGGTCTGCGCGTGGATGACAAGATTGTTGCGGCGGATCATGCTTCCGGCGTCAACGTCACCGCCGTGGTGACGAAGCGGATCGTGAAAATCGATTCCGGGATTTTGGCTTCGACGTTCGAGGTCGGACTGCCGGTGCAGTCGGCGAACGCGAACTATTCCGGTTCTTCCTCTTCGTCTTCGGGTTCGACTGGTGGTGGCGTGTCTTTGACGGCTGGCCGTGGCCTGTCGATTTCAGGCGGCACGATCAACGCGGAGGTCGCTTCCGAGGATTTGGATGCCGTCAGGCAGGTCGCCGAGTCGGCGAACAGGACGGCTTCCGGTTTCGCGGCGCAGATCGGCAAGGCGAATCAGACCGCCGAGGATGCGAAGAACGTCGCCGATGCGGCCAAGAGCGTGGCCGACAGTGCGAAGTCGGGCATGATGACCGATGGCGAGCGGTCGAAGCTCGCTTCGGTCGAACGGGGCGCGAACGCCTACACTCTGCCGGAGGCGTCCACGGACGTGTTGGGTGGCGTGAGGGTGGACGGTTCCACGATCGTGAGCGTGGATGGTGTCATCAGCGCGCATGTCGGCGGCGGCGCTTCCGGGAGGGTCGTGTTTCCGGTCGGCTATGTGGTGATGAACACGACGGGCGTTGACCCTTCCGTTGATTTCGGTGGCACGTGGAGGCAGTTGCCTTCGCTTGGTTGTTTTACGTTTGAAAGGATTGGATAGTGAAATCTGACGGTTACGTGAAGTACGTGTGCGACAAGTGCGGTAAGACCGCTTATGTCGCCGCTGGTGATACGGAGGCGCGGGAATGGTTCACCGTGCGCCGCTATTCGGCTGGCAAGGCGACCCGCATCGCGGATGATGTGACGCCTGACATCTACGAACTGTGTTCCCAATGCAATGCGTCTTTCATGACGTTCATGCAGCAGGATGACGCTTCGTTTGAAGCATGGTTGAAGGAGGTCGGACAGTGACCATCGAACTGGTTGACGGCAAGGCCGGAGTTGCGCACATCTCAAGTGAGGACAAGGCGATCATCCATCAGGCCAAGTTTTCTAAGTCTGATGTGGTGTTCGACTGGGGTGACGCGTTCAAGTGCACGATGGGCAGTGCGAACAAGGCCACCATCGGTACTGGTTGCGCGTCGATACAAGGCTTGGACTGGCATATCACGGCGGCGGAATCGGTGACGATCTCCAACGGGTCGCAGGGCATGAAACGCAATGACATCATTTGCGCGCACTACCATCGAGATTCCAAGACCGGTAATGAGCTGGTGGAGTTGGTCGTGTTGAAGGGTTCGCCGAATGCGACTGCTGCCGCCGACCCGACCATTCCGTCAGGGAAGATACTGCCCGGCGCGGTTGACGCGTACATGCCGTTGTGGCGTATCCCGCTTGACGGCATCACGGTCGGCACGCCGGTGCGCCTGTTCACGCCGAGGGGGGCTTTGTGGGATTCCGTAACCCAGCAATGGAAACCGCCGTATACGAACGACAGCCTCACTCTATG